TTTTGGTTCTAATACGATTGATAATATCATAAGCAGGGTTAGGTTCATGGCTAAAGGATTGGATTGTAAGTACATATTCCTTGACCATATATCTATATTGGTTTCTGACCAACAGAGTGGTGATGAGCGCAAGGCTCTTGATGAAATCGCTACCAAACTAAGAACACTGATACAGGAAACTGGCATTGCGTTCTTTATGGTTAGTCATCTCAAGAGACCGGGCGGTACAGCACATGAAGAGGGTGGAATAACTTCACTCTCACAACTCAGAGGTTCTGCGGGTATCGGACAACTGTCTGATATGGTGATAGGATTAGAAAGAGACGGACAACATGAAGACTCAAGGATTAGAAACACTACTACGGTTAGAGTGTTGAAGAACAGGTTCGCTGGATTAACTGGTCCGGCTTGCTACTTATACTACGATAAGGATACTGGTAGAATGTTAGAGACTACTAATCCTAAAGATAATGGTGAGGATGACGATGACTTTTAAAAATGACTTAGCTAGAGGTGAACGAGCAGAGCTAGAGATACTTGCTCTTGTAAAGAAGAAGTATACAGACGCTTATAAAGTTGAAGGTTTTTGTAAAGAATGGGATATATTTATACCTTCTATTAATAAAGGAATTGAAGTTAAATATGACCCCATGTCTATGAAGACAGGCAATATTGTTGTTGAAATAGAATATAATAATAAGCCATCAGCTTTAATGACAACTAAAGCATATCGTTGGGTATTTCATACCAAGGATGAAATTATAATAACTACGCCTGATAGATTACATAAAGTAATTAAAGATAATGAACTCTATCCTGCTACTTTTACAGGTCCGGGTGACCCGCATAGTAAAAAGGCTTATCTTATTAAGAAAGATTTAATTAAGAAAGATGCTATATCAGTTAGAAGTGCTGTATGAATAAAGTAATATTAGACATAGAAACTGATGGACTAGAGCCCACTGTAATCTGGGTTGTGGTAACCAAAGATGTTGATACTGGAAAGGTGAATTCCTTTCTAGATAAAGATGAATTTAAAAACTATCTATCAACATCTATGGAAATCATTGGGCATAATATTATTGGTTATGATGTACCCGTCCTTGAGAAATTGTGGGGGGTTGACTTTACAGATATAAAACTAACCGACACTTTGGTTATGTCTAGGTTAGCGAATCCTCCAAGACAGGGCGGGCACTCTTTAGATAATTGGGGCAAGATGATAGGCTTTGAGAAAGGTGAGTATGATGATTGGTCTAATTTAAATGACCGTATGATTGCGTACTGTAAGAAAGATGTAGAACTAACTCTGATGGTGTATAAGAAACTATTAGAGGAGTTAGAGAACTTTGAAACAGAAGCTCTTAACTTGGAGTTAGATGTCTCTAAATGTCTTGAACAACAGAGAACCAATGGTTGGCTGATTGATGAGAGAAAGGCACTCATGCTCCATGCAAAGCTATGTGAGAAGAAACAAGACTTGATAGATAGGGTTCATGAAACATTCAAACCTCTGCCTACCTTTGTACTTCTTACAGATTTAAAACATAAGTATAACAAGGATGATAATTATTCTAATGCTTATAGGAAACAACTAGATAGGGGAGCACACTGGAATGATGATGAAGAGTGGGGATGCATAGAGTATCCGGAATTTAATCTAGCTAGTAGGCAACAGATAGTAAAGTATTTGAAACACTTTGGTTGGACACCTACCAAGTTCACAGATAAAGGTAATCCTATTGTTGATGAGTCGGTGTTGCAAGGAGTCAAGGGAATACCGGAGTGTAAATTAATTTCTGAATACTTTTTAATTTCAAAAAGAGAGGCTATGTTGAGAAATATTTTAGGTCAGATAGGAAACGATAACAGGGTACATGGATATGTTAATCCTAATGGCGCAGTTACTGGAAGAATGACGCACTCGTCTCCTAATATGGCGCAGATACCCGCAGTTAAGAAGAGAGAGGACAAGATTGTTTGGGGTTTAGCGGGTGGATATGGTGCTGATTTTAGGGCATTGTTCACCGTCAGAGAGGGATATAGTTTAGTTGGTTGTGATGCTAGTGGCTTAGAGTTAAGGATGCTCGCCCACTATATGAATGACACAGACTATACAAATGAAATTCTTCATGGTGATATACATACAAAGAATCAGATTGCTACTGGATTAAAGACTAGAGATAAGGCTAAGACTTTTATCTATGCGTTCCTATACGGTGCGGGTGATGAAAAGATTGGAAATATAATAGGAGGTAGGGCTAGAGAGGGAAAGAAGATGAAGACTAACTTCCTTAACAACACTCCCGCTCTTAGGAGTTTGCGAGAGAGGGTAATTAATTCATCAGATAAAGGATACATAAAAGGTTTGGATGGTAGAGAGATACGAATACGCTCTAGTCATGCGGCTTTGAACTTCCTTTTACAAGGCGCTGGTGCAATTGTTATGAAAAAAGCCTTGACAATTTTGAATAATCGTGCTATAATTGAGGGGCTGGATTACAAATTTGTTGGCAACATACACGATGAATTTCAATCAGAAGTACTGAACCAAGATGCAGAAAGGTTTGGAGAGCTTGCTATTGAATCTATCAGGGAAGCCGGACAATACTATGAATTACGTTGTCCATTAGATGCAGAAGCAAAAATTGGAAATAATTGGGCGGAGACACACTAATGGCTAAGAAAATAAACACACTAGTAAAAGATGTAAACAAAATCTTTTCAGATATTGGCGCTGGTAAGCCAATCAAATTACCGGAACAGAGAGTAGATGTTTTAGTTAACAATTTAAAAGAAGTCCTCTACCAATGGGCTACACCGAGAGAGAAATCTGTGGGTTTGAGAATGTCAAATGTTGGTAGACCCAACAGACAACTTTGGTATGACATTAAATCTAATAAGAATCAGGAAGAACTATCTCCTGCCGTAGTTTTTAGATTCTTATATGGTCATATCGTAGAGGAACTTCTTTTATTCTTTGTTGAATTGGCAGGTCATAAAGTAGAACATGCGCAGGCTGAGGTAAAAGTTCTAGGTCTTAAAGGTCATGTTGATTGTATAATTGATGATGTAGTTATTGATATCAAATCAGCTAGTGACTATTCATTTAGAAAATTTAAAGATGGTAGGTTGTCAGAAGATGACCCATTCGGATATCTTGCACAACTTGCGGCATATGAATACGGGTTTAATAAGAGTGGCGGAGGTTTTCTTGTGGCTAACAAGTCTTCCGGTGAGATATGTTTGTACTTACCGGATGAATTGGAAGTTCCCAATATAGAATCTCGTCTTGAAACAGTAAGAGCAGAATTGAAAGAAGATGTACCTCCTATAGAGAGATGCTATCCCATTATTGCTAAAGGTAAGTCCGGCAATATGGGATTGCATAACTCTTGTAAGTGGTGCAGACATAAGGTTCAATGTAATTCAAAGATGCGGGTGTTCAAGTATTCAAATACTTTAGAATACCTGACTCATGTTGAGGTTCTTCCGAGCGTTGAAGAAATAACTGAGGAGTTTGAATGAATGGTAGAAAAGCAAAAGCAATAAGAAGACGTGCCACACAGGAAATGATTGATTGGTACAGGGGTTTGCTTGGTCCAGAAGAAGCTGACAAGGTTTCCAAGGATAATATATTTGAATTGATACCCAAACAAACTCATATGAGAAAATTCAATCAGATTAAATTGTCTGTCTATTCTTATAAATGGTTTATTAAAATAATAAAAAGGGGCGGGAATCCCAAGGACTTTATAAATGGATAAAAATAAAATGGAACTGGAAGATAATGTTATTTATTTTAAACTTTCAGTAGATGAAGAAGTAGGTGCTATGTCGTTAGAGATTTTAGATAATACGATAGAGGGGAGCACCATATCTAATCTATTGTCCCCATTAGCTAAGGGCATCAGCAATATATTAGAACAAGACCCGGACTTCTTATATGAAGCCGGTTCTCAAATTTCAGAAGGAGAATACGTTGAAACAAATAGTGAAACAATGCACTAAACATTATGGGTAAAACTAGAAGACACGAAGTAACAAATAAATTAAAACATGCTGTAAGGAATAAAAGGATGTGGAGGATGCGGATTGAGAAAGACCGCAAGAAAGAGTGGAAGAAAATTGGAAATATAAATGACTGGGAGGAAAAAGAAAAGTGAAGACATTACCTAATGATTATCAAAACTTTATAGCTTTGAGTAGGTATGCTAGGTGGCTACCTGAAAAGAAAAGACGAGAGACATGGGAAGAAACCGTGGCTCGTTATTTTGACTTCATGGAAAAACATCTAAAAGAAAACACTAATCAAGAATTAGTTCCCAAGACTAGGAAGATTTTAGAAAAGGCAGTTCTTAATTTAGAAGTTATGCCAAGCATGAGAGCACTCATGACCGCAGGCGAGGCTCTTGAAAAGAATCATATAGCCGGTTATAACTGTGCCTACCTAAGCGTAGACCATCCCAAAGCATTTGATGAGTGTCTATACATTCTTATGCATGGCACAGGGGTAGGTTTTAGTGTTGAGAGACAGCACATACAGAAACTTCCAGAAGTACCAGAAGAAATATTTGATGTTGAAGATGTGATAGTGGTAACAGATTCCAAAGAGGGTTGGCAATCAGCCTTTAGAAAATTAGTTAGTTATTTATATAATGGTGAGTCACCGCTATGGGATACATCCAAGGTCAGAGCCAAGGGTGAGCGCCTTAGTACATTCGGTGGCAGAGCAAGTGGACCTGAGCCTTTGATTGATTTGTTTATGTTTGTTACTCAGCTATTCAAAGATGCAGTTGGTCGTAGACTAACATCATATGAATGTCACCGCATCATGGCAAAGGTTGCAGAGATTGTAGTAGTTGGTGGAGTCAGACGCTCGGCGCTGATTAGCCTAAGCAACCTGACAGATGAGCGCATGCGTAGCGCAAAGACAGGACAGTGGTGGATAGATACACCAGAGATGGCACTAGCTAACAACAGTGTATGCTATACAGAGAAACCTGATATGGGTATCTTCATGAAAGAATGGTTGTCATTGTATGAGTCCAAGTCAGGTGAGCGTGGAATATTTAACAGACAAGCGGCTATCAAGCAGGTTGCTAAAACAGAAAGACGGGATACCGAACATGAGTTTGGTTGTAATCCTTGTTCAGAGATTATATTAAGAGACGGACAGTTCTGTAATCTGACAGAGGTAGTAGTCAGAGCAGAGGATACACACAAGGACATACTTAGAAAGGTCAGGTTAGCTACTATACTTGGTACATTCCAAGCATCACTGACTAATCTAAGAAGATTAAGAAAGAAGTGGACTATCAATACAGAAGAAGAAG